CGCCTCCCGCTCGGGACAACTGCCCTACGGGTACAAAGATAGTAAAAAATTCACAATCGATTCCTCCTATTTTTGTAAGGACTTGATCAAGGCAGTCCTTGCGTCCTGCTTAGATATGCTGAGTATCAGCGAATGGAGCTTGTCTATGCTGGTGCATAAATCATTGTGCAGCACCTTGGAAACCTTTGACCTCTCTCTCTTCTTTTTCATTTGTCGAACTGTTTTTTTATTAAATTTCTTAGATCTTCTATTACGGTCGTAAGTTTCGTCATGGTGTTAAGTCCCTCTCGTTGGAGGTCTCTTAATAACGTATTGAGCTCCTTGAGCTCCTTGTTCTTGTGCTCGAGTTCACTCTTGAAGTACCATAAAAAGTAGCCAAGAATCCCGATTATGGGACTCATCTTGGCTAGTTCTAAGAATATTTCGTTCATGTTTTTTTTATGTTTTTTCTTTCGTAAAGACGTTACAACATCAGATGACCATGATTCCATTGTCCCAGTTCGTGCTAGAATCTGGCTCGGTATCGTCCTTGTTACTTTCCGCAGTCCATCCTGGATAGTCGTCCTCGTTCAGCTTCAAGAATTTGGTCACTCGGTTCTCATAGTACTCCGCCATGTCGCTGTACTTGCCGATCTGGAACGCCAGCGTCTTCTCGTCTATTTCACGAGAGTACTCTCCGTTCTGTAGCTGAGGACCCTTGTTCTTCCACTGCACCCAGTTGAATGGCATTGCTATCACCGCCGTTCTCCACGCCATGGCTGGCGCGATGTGCTCTACGAGCAATATCTCAGTTGCGGTAAGCGTCTGCGCGTTGTACTTGACCACCAGTGCGTCGAAGTACTCTCGGCCTAATATCAAGGACATGTGAAGTTCGGCAGCGGGCTGCGCGTAAGGCATCAAATTCTTGGCATCCACGTTCTGCGATATGCCGGTCTGACTTTGGAGGTATGTCTCCGTAATGAAGTACAATGTAGTCGCCATAGTTATGCTGTTTTTTCTTCAAGTTTTAGGTCGATTCCGGTGAAGGTTATCGATCCAGATTTGTTAATGATGTCTATAAACTCGTCATAGAACTCTTCCAAGGTCTCTCTGAGCGGTTCGACGACGGCGGCCTCGAATATTCTGAACGAAGTCTTGATCTCCTCGGTATTTCCGAGCTGTCCTGCGGTCTTCACGCCCATTATGCTTGGATTGATTTGATGCGAGAAACAGATGTTGTCTCGTAAATCTTTACTGGTCTGCATGAAGAGCTTGTCGTTCTGAGATGGGGATGCGGTTATGATGTCAGGCATCTGGTCCCTGTTCGTGGAGAACAAAGTGATCACGCGCCCTGCTGCTGCAGCGCCCTTGGCAGACTGTATCTCTGTCTTCATCTTCTTCTTGGCCTCTTTGTTGGCAGGAGTCGACGGGAAGTTCAAAATAAAGGAAGGATTGATTGAATTTTGAATATTACTTTTTTGAAGGTAAGACACTTCGCCGTCGAGAAATATCCAGTTTCCTGCCGTGGCATAACCTGGTATCGCATAAGTAAGTAAACCAGCAGAAGACACCTGGTGCATCAGCACGCAATCCTGTTGTAATTTTGTTCTGTCGTACACCGGCAGACTACTCATAGATGAACCCACAGACCAGTCTCGTTTCAAGAATATTTTAGTGACGTTGCCGTACATGTCCGATAGCGTGTGACGGACCATAACAGGATCGATCCTGTTGACAGCCAGTATGTTTCCCTTCTCGTCGAACTGTAGCCGCAGGTACATTCTGGCGTGGACGATCAAGTCCTGACATATCTTCTTGTAGCTCTTGGTAATGTACTGCATCACCATCGCCTCTTTGATCTTCTCGGGAACAGTAGTACCCTTAAAATCGACAGTGTATCCAGATCCTGCAACTAATGACTGCTTGAAATCACAGATCGCTCTGTGCAAAGAACTTGTGTAATACATGGATGCGAGAACGTCTGGGTAGAGGTTGTCCGTTCCGAAGTATACGAATCCGCCGCCGCCTATTAACCGGTCGTTTATGTATGGTTTGGACAGGTCACCGTGGTTGTACAGGCTCGAGTTCATCACTGAATACTCGGCTTGCTTCTGTTTTGACTCGCCAAATTGCATTCCTAAAAATTTCATATTATCTGTAAATTTGATTTATAGTGATGTCCTCACCCTCGACGATCACCATGCACTCTTTAAGTTTTGTGCTCCAGTCGTCAGGATCGAGACTCTCGGTCGCCGACTCGTATATCTCGCCCTTCCACTGGCCGCTCGGTAAGCTCACGATTCCCGCCATCGCGTCAAGTCCTGTTGGCTGTTCAGTTATGTCGAAGAGCGTGTAACTATCTGTCAGTTGGACGCTAGGCGCAGTGAAGATGTTGACCGCCTCAGTCGATCTGTTGGTGAATTGGAAAATGAAATACGGCGCCGCCAACGTGACGCTCTCCCATAGAGTCAACGGTATTTTGTTGACCGATCCCTTCTCGATGTATATCAGCATTTAGTTGTTTTAATAATACTGTGCGAAAGGTTCGTCAACAATCATTTCGGAATTCTAAAAAGAAAAACGCCTATCCTTAAAAAAAAGATAGGCGTTTTGTGCGTTTGGAAAATTCTTAGATAATTGCAGCAAGCAATCCTTCAGTGAAGGTGTATGCTTGGTACTTCTCCTCACCAGAAAAAGTCATCGTGTAGTTGGCAGATTCCGAACCGCCAGTCGTGGCAGTAAGGTTGAGACCGTTGTTGGCTCCTAAGAACCAGAACGTTCCGTTGTTGTCCTCAGCGATGATTATTAAATCTCGAAAACCTTCTGCAAGGATGGCGATCTCGTTCCTCTTGTCGACGTCCCTCTTGTTCAAGATCAACGTTACTATCTGAGCCCATCCGTCCAAGCCTACTGTCGGATCAACCTGGTCCTCAGTGTAGTTAGATCCGGAAGTCTTTCTGAACTCATACTTGTAGAATAAGCCAACGGGCGAGGTGGCAACCATAGTGATTGCCGTAACCACCCCAGCTACAACGGTGTAGCTGGAAACGTCAAGCAAATCTGCGATGTATATGTTCTTGATACCCTTTATGTTTGGGGTACAATCTTTTGTTGCACCCGTTAATGTGTTACATGACATAAATTTATGTTTTTATTTTAAACTGAAAAGGCCGGATACCGGATTTAACCCAGTCCCGGCCTGTTCTATTTTATTTTACTTATTGATTAGCTGTAGTATACAATTTCCTCTGGGTTTGTGAAACCAACGAAGAATTTAAAGTCAGTTCTGGTTCTGATTGTGGCATCGCCAGTAGTAAGCTTCATGTTGATCGTGTTGATCTCAGAAACGTCACCTAGTAAGTCGTAAGCGTAAACTAAGTTCATGCCTATGGTAGCTACCATTGTGTCAGCTGACATACCTGGAGAAACAATTATCTTGATTCCTTGGTACTGCAGCGGATACGCTTCTGAAATAGATGCGTTTGGTAGTACAGATGCAGCCTGCTGGAAAAGCGAAGCAGCGGAAGCGCCCATCCAGATTCTCAATTCGGTTTTCTTGTAAGAGATAGACGCAGGAAGAGCAGCTTTAACTTTCGCAAGTTCTGCAAGGATGTTAGTAGCAGTCAAAGTGGTGGCGGTCACATCAAGAACAGCAGCATCAGCTAACAGTTTCTTCTCAAGACCGTCGCACATAGAGTAAGGATACACCGTTGAAAGTGTGTCACCCTGCCATGCGATCACTGAAAGTCCGTCTTTAACCTTAGCAGCTAATACGTCGTAATAGTGAGACATGAAGTTTGCTGGCGCGAAATCTGTCATGTTAGATCCTGATCTCATCCACTGAGCAATGAACGAAGACTCTAGATCGTCCTGACAAGTTTGAGTCATTACTGACAACTTACAAGGCGTGATTGTGATGGCATCAAGGTCAGATGCTGTTGCAGTGAATGCACAAGCAAATTCTTGGATTGGGTCCGTAAAAGTAAGGACACCTAACTTAGTTGACTCCTTTACGTCAGGAACCTGTCTGAACTCAGCGAGATCCTCGTTAGATAACGTCGCTTTGATGAACCACTCTAGTGGATTTGGACAAAGCAAAGCAGCAGGTTCTACTGTAAGGTCAAATTTTAATTTTTTAGACATATTTTAATTTTTTATTTTATTTCATCTGATTATTATTACTGTATCAGCATTGTTTTTTTTTCGTTACTTAGAATAAGCGTTGATCAATTTCATTGCTTGGATCTTTTTGTCGAGTGCAGACATCTTGACTGGTTCTTCTGCGGGCACCTGTTGTGACTCGATCTGTATCGCTGCGATTGCTGCATATATCTCGTCTAGCTTAGGTTGAATTATAGCAAGTATTGCCTCCTCGTCAATAGCAGCAGGTTCAGCAGGCACATCTTCAGCAGGTTCAGCAGGCACATCTTCAGCAGGTTCAGCAGGCACATCTTCAGCAGCTTCAACAGGCACATCTTCAACAGGCACATCTTCAGCAGGTTTTTCTTCAGGAATTACCTCGGTGATTACGCCTTCGGTGATAGTCACCACTTCGTTCTCGATGAGAACTTCACCCGTATAGTCTTCTACGACATCTAGATTCTCGTCGATGACAGTGACAGCAGCATCCACAGCTATCTCGTCAGCAGCAACGGTTACGACTGCATCCTCGGGGGTTACGCCCTCTACATCTTTAAACTTCTTGGTGGCTGCGAAACGCTTAACGTTCTTAAATTTTTTCTTCATAATATTTTTGGTTAGTTTTAATCCTAATAGACCCTCTATCGAGAATCCTAGTTTTCCTTGTTTCTTCACCTCGTCGTCCCAGAACTTCTTGTCGGTGACCTTCGCCATGACGAACCATGTTCCCTTGGGTAAATCTGTGAATCCGAACGTCCTGGACTTGTCCATCGCCGGATCTTCTATGATCCAGTGCTCTAATACGAACACCGGAGCAGGTTCTTTTGTGTGCTCGACGTTGAATGTAGAATTCTTCTTGGCGAACTTCTCGACCAGCTGGGCCGTCACCTGCTCGGTAAACACGACGTTGTACTCTCCGTCCTCGTCGTTCCTGTATATCTCCATGTTCGGAATTATGGCAGGTCCGGCGATGATCATACGTTCTGCATCAGCTGCAAAAGTCATCTGCGCATGACTCGAGAGCTTAACGCCCTTGATCATTATGGCAGGATTGGACGTCACGGCGATCATATCTATATTCTCGTCGAGACCATCGGCCGAAATCTTGTAGGTTGGTAGTTTCACGAACATACTGTGTTTGCATTAATTTTTTTTCGCGGCCTTCTGGTACGACGTGATGTTGAACGCCAGTATGACCGGCAGATCACACACGTTTTCCCATTTGGTTATATCGTCACAGCACAGGAACAGTATCAAACTTTCCCAGGCGAACGCCCCGTGGTTCTTCTGCATCTCCATCTTCTTCCGTTCAGCGGCCGTCATCACGTCTTCTTCTTCGAGCATGTCCTCCTCGTTCTCCTCGAACAACGACTGGTAGACGGCAATAAGTCCGTTGCGGTAGTTCAGGTATTCTTGCCAATTCTTGGCGAGCTGATCTGCGGGCATCTTCAAGAATCTTAAAGAGCGATAGTCTATATCTACTTGATTGTAAGGCTCGTAGGTGTGCTTCACCATTCCGCCGTTAAACTTTTTTCTGTAGAGCACCGCGAGCAGTTTGTCGAGTTCCCCGTGAGTCAGGTAGTGTTCTAAGTCGATAAATTCTCCTAGTGTGATCTCCTGAAAGTTCATCCTTTCTAGCGTCTCGTCCTCCATGTTGACGGTCAGCCCGACGGTGTACGCCTTCATCTCGTCCTGCATGTTCTGTATGTCCTGCATCACCTCCCTGGCCTTCATTCTCCCTACCGTGGTCTTGTCCACGTCGAGGAATATGCTGACCAGCTCGATGTTGTGCTTCAAGGGCGTCAGCTGCATGCCAGCCACCTCTATTATTTCTTTATACTGTTCAACGGTCATAGTTCTGATGCGTTTCTGATGGTTGATAATCTCAGGTTAGTCTTGACAAGGTCGGTCTCGGAGACCACCGCCTTGATCAGCTGCGGTTCTGCCGCTCCGGCTGTCGCAGATTCTCCGGTGCTGAGCCCGTTCTCGTTGCCCCGACCGAACAGGGTGAACCCTGGTGCCTGTGTCGGAGGAGCGGGTTTTGGTATGGACGATACGTAATTCGTGGGAGGTATGCTAGGAGGCGTATCCCCCCCTGGCAAAGTCACGGTGCCAGGCAGCTTGACGGCCACGATCTTCTTGATGTTAGCGATACCGCCGGCCACGGCGATTCCCGCTGCGACCGCGCCAAGCGCCGGCCCAACTATTGGTATTCCGGAAAGCGCAGAGAAAGCGCCCTGCGCTGCCTTGTACGTGTCCATCGTGGTCTGTGCGACGGCTGCTGCTTTTCCTATTGCCGAACCGGTGCCAGCGAGTGCGCCGAGCGTGTTCAGCGTTGTTATGGCCGTGCTCTTTACGTTGTCAGCGTCCACCTTCCTGAGCTCGGCCTTGAAGTCCACCTCGTCCTGGTTTATCGCCTTGATGTCGTCAGACAGCTGTTGCTCTGCCGCCTTTTTGAGCGTAGCGTACTCCTCGTCAGACAGCTGTTTGCTCTCGTGAAACCCGTCCAGGTCTTCCATCTGCTTATCGTACTCCTGCTGCTGCGTTATCCTGTCTTGTTCGAACTCGTTGGCGACCAATGATAGTCTCAGCTCTTCCAGCTGGTCGTAGCTCTCCTGGTCACTCACGACCTTCTCCGCCGCTGCCTGGTCCGTTATCACCTTCACCGCTGCTATCCTCGATTCTTCCGCCGCCGTGATGATGGCGGTCTTCTCCTCCTGTAGCATGGTCTCCGAGGACTTGGTGTCCTCGATGAGTCTCGTGTACTGTTCCTGTGTTGCTGCGATCGACCTCTCGGTCTCGTCCTCGATGAGACCTATCTCTAGGTCCTTCAGCGTCCTAGACGCGTCGAGCCTCTCCTGTCCGTACTTTGCAGCAGCTTCTTTCTTCTTCTTCTGCGCCTCGGCGTACTTGTCTGCGTTCTCATCTGCCTCGGCCTTCTCCGCGTTGGACACTCTCAGCACGTCCAGCTCCATCTCCTGGTGTATCGTCTTTATCTTGACGGACGCCGCTTTTATCTTGTCCGGCAGTTCTTTATACGCAGTTTCTTGTTCCTCGCTGAGGTCCTTGTTTCTGAACACCAGCGCGTCCAGGTTGGCCATCTGCTGCTTGAGCACCCTCTCCTCGTCCTCAGCATACTTTAGGAGGTTGGAGTTGCGGTCCGCCTCCAGTTTTGCTATCTCTGTTTCTGATGCTCCTCTGAGCTTGGCGAGATCTATCTGCTGCTTCGTGAGGCGCGTGTATATGACTTCAACGTCGGATGTGTATGCCGCTTGAGACTCTAGGGCGTCGTTGAGCCGTTGCGTTGCCTTATAAGCATTGTCCTCTTCCTGTGCGAAGTACACGACTGCTGCTACGAGAGCAGTTATGGCAAGAATCAGCACTCCAATTGGGTTGGCCGCCATGGCAGCGTTGAGCAGCTTCATTCCTGCTGCTGCGCCCTCCATAAGAGGGCCTATTCCCGTCATTATCGATATGAAAGACGTGGCCTTCGCCTGCGCGTTGGCTATTTCGCCTGCTGAAAATCCCAGCGCGTCCCCGAATGCGCCCACTGCGCCGGCGGCGATGCCGAATCCCGCCGCGATGCCGCCTCCGATCTTGGAGATGTTCTGTCCCATCGTCACCGAATCCTCGGTAAACTTGGTCAGCTTGCCGGTGGCCTCCCCCATCTTGTCTAAGAAGGGGCTGGTGTTCGCGTCAACGTCTACTATTATCTGTTTTGCCATGACTTTATTCTACTAATTTTTTTAGGTCTGGATATTCTGGAGCTAGGAGTATGCCAGCCGTCAGTATTGAATGCAAAGACATCGCCATCAATTGGTCCACAGTCATCACGTGTTTTATGATCTCGCTCCTCCTGAGTATCGAGTTGGGCTGCAGGTCCTCATCTCCGCGGTAGATGAACCCAACTATCTTTGCAGAGTTCTTCTGGAACTCGTCGCACAGATCCTGAATCATCTCCATCTCGTTCATCGTCAGCTCCTGAATGTCGGTTCGCACCTTGTATCCGGCGATCTCCTCGACGTACTTGTAGACGGGGTCGTGGTGCACGAAGTCTAGCGCGTCGAGTATCTCGCCTACGCCCTTGCCCGTCATGTGCTCGACCGTCTCCCTGTCCACCTTTAACAGTATCGAGATCATGCCGATCGTGTCAGCGAAGTCTATCTGCTCATACTGTGCCACCGTGACCTCTGCCCATGATTCGGGCACCGTGAATTGTTGTTTGTCTGTCAT